CTGAGGACGCAAGTAAGTCGCGGAACGGAGCGTTCATCCCATGATACCAGAGATACTTCTGTATACAACTCTGTCATGCCAGCAAACCGATGCTGTTATGTTGAGGATTCAGGCAAACAAATACATCGACGATGTATTGAAGATTGAACTAGTTGAGACCGTAAAGGAATCAGCACCTGAATGTGAGTGGTATTGGGACGCAAACGACTGAAGGAACGGGGCTAAAAATCCCTAGTATTTCAGGAGACTACAAATGAACACCCTTAACCTCATCAAGAAGCAGATCCAGAAGGCATCTGCACTGCATGACGCACAGATCTCTCACACCTCATATCGTGGTGTTGAGTATGATACACGTTGTGTAGAAAATAAAGAGTCACACGGCACCTTCTGCTATCGCGGTCAAACTTATAATAAGTGAGGTCGTCATGATAGCTCTACAAGTAGTTGGACTCACGTCCATAGGTTGTGTAGCATTCATTGGTATGATTTATGCAGAACTACTCCTTTTAAGTAGGGGGTAAATGCAAAACTATATCAACATTTAATAAGAGAGGTTGTTAAGAAACCTCTCTTTTTTTTGTACTTATGTAAAAATGCAAGAAATGTATATGAAGATACCAAAACTTGTCTAGATATGATAGAGTGTTGGAGGAAAAGAAAAATGCAGTAAAACCCTCTCAAAATTTTTTAGTGACTGCATGATGTCTATTTTCTTTAGATGTTTAATATGGAGACGTGTTATGCACAATCTATTATCATACAATCAGCTCGCGGGTTGGAAACAAAGTATTAATCGTTTGAGTAAAACATTGGATAGAACAATGGAGGAAGCTGACTTGCTCAATGATTATTACAACTGTCTGATAGAATGCGACAATGATCAGGCGACTTGCAAGCGTATCTGTAGGGGGATTTTGGAATGAATCTAAAATCTTAAGTATTTGAAGCGGGGTTGCGACCCCGCTTTTTTTATTGTATAATTATATCTTAAACATATCATCTAGTTTTTATGGAGAAGGACAAACTAAAAGTTCTTTTAGCAAAACTGAAAGAACTTGTCACGGAACTAGAGTCTGAGGTATACTCAGATGTGGATGCATACAAGGTGTCTGCAGAAGACTACACACCATTTCCTATCACGGATTATGATGAGGTTTTCAACGATGATGATGGTTACCCCGATTGAATAGTATGAGTAAAGTTTCACTAATCTCTGCCACTCCTGAGGCAGAAAAACATATAGCTTATTGTGCTCGTGTGAGCAATCCAAATAATCAGGACAATGAAAGTTTTGAGGGGTTGATCAAGTATTGCATTAAAAACCAACACTGGAGTATTTTTGAGCAAGCATTCATGACTCTGGAAATCAATACTACCAGAGGTATCGCAGCTCAAATTTTGAGGCACCGTTCGTTCACATATCAAGAATTTTCACAACGCTATGCAGATTCCTCTCTGCTAGGTTTCGATGAGATTCCGATTCCTAAGTTCCGTCGTCAGGATACTAAGAATCGTCAGAACAGCACAGATGATCTAGATCCTGAAGTTATTAATCTATTGGAGAAGCAGACAAGGACTCTGTTTGATTCTTCTATGGCACTGTATAAGCAAATGCTTGATCGTGGTGTGGCAAAGGAGTGTGCTCGTTTTGTGCTTCCCCTCGCCGTACCCACCAAAATTTACATGACAGGCTCAATTCGTTCATGGATCCATTACATAGATTTGAGGTCTGGTAACGGAACCCAGCTGGAACATATGCAAATCGCTGAAGGTTGTAAGACAATCTTTGCTGGACAGTTCCCTACGGTTGCCCGTGCAATGGACTGGAACTAAATAAAACACATTGAGATTGATTATGGCAACTTACCCTGTTATTCATAAAGAGACTGGTGAACAAAAAAACGTTGTACTCAGCGTTCATGAATGGGATCAGTGGAAGGAAAATAATCCTGATTGGCAGAGGGACTGGTCCGATCCCTCCACTGCTCCTGCTTGTGGAGAGGTAGGGGAGTGGACTGATAAACTTATTAATAAAAACCCAGGGTGGAATGAAGTCCTTAAGAAGGCATCTAAAGCACCTGGATCAAGAGTAAAACCATTCTAGTATGGCAAGAAAAAGAAAGTCTGACCAACCAATAGGTGTTGGATTAACTGCAAAGCAGATGAAACGTAGGAAACCAATCAATACAGAGTTATTGATTGATATTGAACCTCTTACGGAAAATCAAAAAAACTTCTTTGAGAGTTATGATGATGGCAAACAACTGATTGCGTATGGCGCGGCAGGAACAGGAAAGACCTTTATTGCCCTCTATAACGCTCTACGTGACGTTCTAAGCGAGAACACGGAGTATGAGAGGGTCTACATCGTTCGCTCTCTTGTAGCGACCCGTGAGATCGGTTTCCTGCCTGGAGATCATGATGACAAAGCGGCACTTTACCAGATTCCATATAAGAACATGGTGAAGTATATGTTTGAGATGCCATCAGATGCAGACTTTGAAATGCTCTATGGTAATCTTAAGACTCAAGAAACCATTAAGTTCTGGTCTACGTCCTTCCTCCGTGGCACCACTCTTGATAATGCTGTTATTATTGTTGATGAATTTCAAAACTTGAATTTTCACGAACTTGATAGTATAATGACTCGTGTTGGTGAAAATAGTCGTATTGTTTTTTGCGGTGATGCCACTCAAACTGATCTTCTAAAGACTAACGAAAGAAACGGAATCATTGATTTCATGAGTATCCTTCGTAAGATGGAATCTTTTGATCTCATTGAGTTCGGCATTGAAGACATTGTTCGTTCTGGACTTGTCAAAGAATATCTTATCGCAAAGCAGGATTCTAACTTGTGACATTTAATTTTATTGAAACTGAGTTGCCAAAACTCGACCGTGAAACTATTGATGGAGTAAGATATTACAAAGTACCTCATGAGAATCGTCTCATGAGGTTTGTTTCTATCACCTCAGTCACTAGTCACTTTAATAAAGAAATCTTTGTTAAGTGGAGGAAGAAAGTCGGTAATGAAGAGGCAGATCGCATTACTAAAGCTGCTACTAGTCGTGGCACTGATATGCACACTCTCACTGAATACTATCTGAAGAATCAAGATCTTCCCAAAGTCGCACCTCTTCCAGACATTTTGTTCAAGATTGCTAAACCTGAACTTAATAAGATAAATAATATTCGAGCACTAGAAAGTTCTCTATACAGCAAACAACTTGGGATTGCAGGAACAGTTGACTGCATTGCTGAATACGATGGAGAACTCGCTATCATCGACTTCAAGACTAGTAAGAAACCGAAACCAAGAGAGTGGATTGACCACTATTTTGTTCAGGCAGCAGCATACGCTTGTATGTTTTATGAACTGACTGAAATCCCAGTGAAGAAACTTGTTATTTTAATGGCCTGTGAAAATGGAGAATGCGTCGTCTATGAAGAACGAGACAAATCAAAGTACATCAAACTACTCACCCAATATATTAGAAAATTTGTTGGGGATAAACTGGAACAATATGGAAAATGAACTCGAAAAAGCTTTAGAAAAGAAGTTCTTTTGCCCTGCAAAGTTCGCACAAGAGATCGAGTACCTTGTTAAAACTAACGAGGAGATGAACTACATCGACGCGATCGTTTACTTTTGCGAAAAAAACAATATTGAGTTAGAATCTGTACCGAAGTTAATGTCAAAACCTCTGAAGGAAAAGGTCAAGTCAAATGCGATTGATCTAAACTTCTTGAAGAGAACTTCGCGTGCAAAACTTGTATTCTAAATCATGCTCAAAGTGGGACCATTTGATACCTACAAGACTTATCTTTCTCTAAAGAACCACTTCACAAGCAAGACTTATGATTATCACAAATACTGTGGTAAGAGTCGGGCGAGTGTGCAATCTTTTTATAAGAGAAAAGATCGCTTCTGGTTTGAAAAACTTGCTCGCCAGAAAGACGATAAAGAGATTGAAAACTTTTTCATTGCTAACTTTGTAACTTGTAGTGATCCTCAGACACTATGGATTGGGGAGATCATTCGCAACGGAGAGACCTCCTACACAAGTTGGCAGAAGAAGGTTCAATCTCTTTCTTATATCTTTAAGGAAGAATCTAAAAGTCTTTTTAGTGAACACAAAGTAGATGATGTCTTTGATTGTTCTAAAGGACATCCGATCATATTGAAAAAGTTTCTGAGTGGGAAGATTAGTATAGAGACCCTAGTGATCTATGATAGAATATTCCTGTTCGGGAACAATTTTGATAAGAAATTGAAGGACCCAGTGTGGGAAACCGTCAGTTTGAAAATGAAAAAATATTCGCCGTTCCTAAATATTGACGTATTCCGATTTAAAAAACTTCTTAAACAGGTGGTAATAGGGGAATGAGCTTCTTTGATTCAGATTTAGTAAGAACAGAAATGACACGGATTTCCGAACTCCAAGAGGAAATCTATAAGAGTGTTTTTTCATTTTCTACTATGACAAATAATGATAAAATCACTCATGTTGAAAAACTTGAAGAACTACTTGACGTTCAGAAAGTTTTGTATATGCGTCTGAGTTTATCTGATGATCCAGAAGCACTACAGATGAAGAAGCAGATCATAGACTCTGCTGTCATGATGGGTATGCCCCGTGACGCTGATATGAATGTCTTATTCAACAACATGAAACAGATGGTTGATCTGATGAAAAAACAACTTGACATGCCCGACGCCGCTTGATAAGATAACGGAGTACACACAAGCCAAATACGTACAAACACAACGAATCCTATGTCTTTCGCAAATCTCAAAAAGCAGTCCTCCCTCGGTTCTCTGACCTCTAAACTGGTCAATGAAGTGGAGAAGATGAACAAAACTGGTGGTGGCGGTGATGACCGTCTCTGGAAACCAGAACTGGACAAGACTGGTAATGGTTATGCCGTTATCCGTTTCCTTCCCGCACCTGATGGAGAAGATCTTCCTTGGGCAAAGATCTATACTCATGCTTTTCAAGGTCCTGGTGGTTGGTACATTGAAAACTCTTTGACCACACTCAACCAGAAGGATCCCGTTTCTGAATACAATCGCGAACTGTGGAACAGTGGCAGCGATAAGGACAAAGAAATTGTCCGTAAGCAGAAGCGTAAACTGTCCTACTACAGCAACATCTATGTTGTTAAGGATCCTACCAATCCTCAAAACGAAGGTAAAGTATTCCTCTTCAAGTATGGTAAGAAGATCTTTGATAAGGTCATGGCAGCAATGCAACCTGAGTTTGAAGATGAAACTCCCATCAACCCCTTTGACTTCTGGGGTGGTGCTAACTTCAAACTGAAGATTCGCAAAGTCGATGGTTATTGGAACTATGACAAGTCTGAGTTTGACCGTGCCGAAGCACTCCTTGATGATGACGATGCTCTGGAATCTCTCTGGAAGAAAGAGTATTCTCTGACTGAGATCATTGCTCCTTCACAGTTCAAAGACTATGATGCTCTGAAGAAGCGTCTTGACTCTGTTCTCGGCATGAAACCTGCTTCTCGTCCTCGTTTCGATGAGGAGACTGATAATGAAGATACTGATCGTGGGTCATTTGCACCTGACTTTGGTTCCCGTAAGCAGGAATCTCAACTTCCTCAAGACATCAAGACTGAACTCAACAACCTCAGCAGTTCTAGTTCTTCTGCGAGCACTTCTGATGAAGATGAGGATGATGCCCTGTCTTATTTCCAACGTCTTGCCGACTCATGAAACTCGCACTTGCAGTACTTTTCCTTTTGTCCTCCGCTCTGCCTGCAGTAGCAGGTGGTCCTCGCACTGGTTACCGCTCTAGAGGTGGTTGGGCAGAAGAAGAGAAGTGTTATCGAAAGGAATATCGTGAAGAGTATGTTCCTGGCACTTCAAAATCTCCTGGTTATGTGAAAACATATCGGGAACGAGTTGAAGTTCCTTGTGATCGTAAACCTCATACTCATTATATTCCATCTGCTCCACCAAATGTGGGACACACCAAAGAAAATGTTGATGACAACTCTTGTGTTGAGGGTTCTATTATCGGCGGTATTCTTGGTGGTGCCGCTGGTGGAACTCTAGCCACAAAGAAAAACTGGATCTGGTCAATCCCAGCAGGAGTTGTGGGTGGAGCAATGGTTGGTTGCCAAGTTGATGGCGGTTGATTAGAAACTGAATATTCTAAGGTTATCTCCTTTCTTCAAGGTTTTACTCACATACTGAGTAGAACCTTTTTTGTATTTGAGGATTTTTCTCATATCATCAAACACTAAGTTCAAGTATTCAGGTCTTAAGTATCTGATTCTTCTCTTGTCTTCTTGGAGTTTAATTTCATATTCTTTATTGGTAACTTCATATGTGAAGTTTGTAGCAGTTCTTGCTTGAGAAACATCAAAGAATGATATGGAGTAATCTTGTGGTACACGGAGACCTTTTGGAACTATGACTGCTCCTCTCCCATCTACTAATTCTTCAGTTTCATAATGATGAACTGCTTCAATTCCTTCATATGATCCATACTTGTCTAAGAGATAGTTCTCAAAAGACTGCTGATTCAATGGCCATTCTTCGTACACATTGACAATATTATTAGCAAGAAGCACTAACCAACCTAAGTCTTCATCATCATAGATGGCATACGCAACATCATTAGGTTGTTGATCAGCAAAAATATTATAGTCAACGAAGTGTGTCAGATCATTGTAAACATCATCACGAAGTTTAACTCGTTTGAATAAGTTTTTAACGGTGATATAATCACCGATGTTCTTTGCACCAGCAACTCTGCTGATGTAATCGAAGTTTGGAACGTTAGAAAAGTAAGACATATCAGTAACCTATATCGTCGGGTGCTGGTGATGCTGTGCTTCCTGTTGGGTAACCCTCCTTATATTCATCAGCGAATACAGGCTCAAGTTCTTGGAAACTCAAATCAACGCGGTAAGCAGTCATAGTTTTTTTACCATCATTAAAAGTTGAATATGTTCCGCCAGGAGTATAATCAACACTCATTTGAAGAAGAGCACATTCTTTAAATCTATTGATAGCGCCGTGCTCTATTCCACCTGCCTGCATATATTTCACTCTGAATATATCTGGTGCGTTTAGGAAGATACCATTTGCTCCTCTCTTCACTGCCATTGACTGCTTAAGGGCTCTGATGATCTTTCTGACAGTGGTTGCTTCTGCTGCATCACGAGGAGACATAAAGAATGACAGAGAGAACGGTCTCA